ACTTTATAATGTATGAGTAATAACGTCCACGTATTACAATTAGCGGAATACCAACAACCCGTATTACAAGAAAACTCACGCGATGCGTGGGTAGGTTGGGGAGAAAATAACGATTACTTTGATTACCTAATTGATAGGTACACGAATTCAACGACAAACGGCGCGATTATAAACAACGTTACTCGGTTGATATACGGAAAAGGATTAAGCGCCTTAGATGCTTCGCGTAAACCTAACGAGTACGCGCAAATGATGACTTTGTTTAGCAAAGATTGCGTTCGTAGAATGGTGTTCGATAGAAAACTATTCGGTCAATTTGCTATTCAGGTTCACTACAACGAAAAGCACGATAAAATTCTAAAGGCTTACCATATACCCGTGAATCTTTTACGCGCTGAAAAATGCAACGACAAAGGCGAAGTAACTGGATATTACTATTCGGATAATTGGAAGGAAGTACGTAAGTTCCCGCCTATGCGGATTCCTGCATTTGGATTCTCAAAAGAAAAAATAGAAATAATGTTTGTTAAACCTTACGGGGTTGGGATGAAATACTACGCTTACCCCGACTACCAAGGCGCACTACCTTATGCAGTTTTAGAAGAAGAAGTAAGCGACTATTTAATTAACGAAGTACAAAACGGATTTTCAGGAACTAAAGTAGTTAACTTTAACAACGGAGTTCCTTCGGAAGAACAACAAGACTTAATAAGCCAAAAGGTTCTAGGAAAATTAACGGGTTCTAAAGGTCAAAAAGTTATCGTAGCGTTTAACTCTAACGTAGAATCAAAAACCACAGTCGAGGACATTCCACTAAACGACGCTCCCGACCATTACACGTATTTATCGGACGAATGTTTACGTAAGATAATGTTAGGTCATAACGTTACAAGTCCTTTGTTATTTGGTATTGCTTCGACTAACGGATTTAGTTCTAACGCAGACGAATTACAAAACTCGTTTATCTTGTTTAACAATATGATTATTAAGCCGTTTCAGGACGAAATCTTAGAAGCGTTTGATAGAATTTTAGCATTTAACGGAATCGCGTTAAAGTTATTCTTTAGAACGTTAAAACCGCTTGAATTTACTGACTTAGAAAACGCAACAACCGAAGAACAAGTAACCGAGGAAACAGGCGCAGACGCAACGGAATTAAAGTCCGAAAGTTTAGAAGAACAAATCGCGTTAGCCTTACAAGAATTCGGCGAACAACCCCAAGAAGATTGGCTATTAATAGACGAAGCGCCCGTAGATTACGACACGGACGAAGAAGAAAACAAAACCCTGAAAGGCGAAAAATCTTTGTTTTCGCGTTTGGTTGAATTAGTAAATACGGGAATGGCTTTTCCTAACGCAAAGTCCGAGCAAGACGAAGTTATCGAAGGGGTTAAGTTTATTACTCGTTATGTTTACGAAGGCGAAGACGGCGGTAAAAGTGGTAAAATGCGTCCCTTTTGTAAATTAATGAAAAGCGCAAAGAAAATTTACCGCAAAGAAGACATTTTACGAATGAGTAAAAGCGTAGTTAACGGATTCTATACAAACGCGGAAGGAAGAACAATCGGTTTTGGTAAGGAAGGCGCACTAACGTACGATATTTGGTTATATAAAGGCGGTGCTAATTGCCACCACCGTTGGAATAAACAAGTTTACGCGCAGTTCGATTCACGCTTTGGAATAGATGTCAATTCTCCAAACGCAAAACAAATAGCCGTAAAAAAAGCGGAAAAATTTGGTTACAAAATTAAAAACAATGCACTTGTTTCGACACGTCCAATCGATATGCCGAACCGAGGATTTATAAACCCAAGATAATGGCACAAGCATTATTAATAACTCGAGACGATTTAGTTCGTTTTACCGCTACTAACGGAAATATGGACACGGACACTTTTATTCAATGGATTAAAGTAGCTCAAGATATTCACATTCAACAATACACGGGAACGCAATTACTAGACAAAATCAAAACGGACATAGTAAATAACACGTTAGCGAATCCGTATTTAGACTTAGTAGAAACATACTTAAAGCCTATGTTGATTCATTGGGCTATGGTTGAGTTTTTACCTTTTCAGGCTTATACAATAGCAAACAAAGGTATCTTTAAGCATTCAAGCGAAAACGCGTCTAACGTAGATAAAAACGAAGTGGACTTTTTAATAGAAAAGCAACGTTACTTAGCGCAAAACTATACCGAACGGTTTATTCAATATATGGCATTTAGTGGTAATATGTTTCCTGAATACTATACCAACAGTAACTCGGATATTTACCCGAACTCGGATTCAAACTACAACGGATGGGTAATATAAAGAAACCTTACGCGCCAAAAAAGGCGAACATTATTAAGTTAAAAACATTACTTAAAAAATTAGAAAATGGAAAATGATTGGGGTAAGGTTTTTAACACGGAAATAAATTGGGGTACAAGTCCACAAACGGCAAAGCCGTGGGGTAATGTTGTCTTAAATTCTTTTTCGGGAGAAACAAATATAACGGGAGCGCCTAAAGAAATATTAAATTTTTATACGCAAGTTTTAGAATTCGAACCTTACTTAAATTCGATAGATTATTATTGCGACGAAACCCGTGTACATAGTTGCTATGGAACAAACCAAGATAATATAACTGATTTTGTAACAATGTTAAATTCAAATCCACCCGTACAATCAAACGCGTGTTTTTTAGAATTCGGGAACTACTTTGATAATGGAGACGGACGGGTAAGATTAGAAATGCCGTTGGAATTTTACAACCATTTTTGTGAAAGTCAAATTGATTTAATAGCGATTTATGATTAAAATAAGCGAACTAACCCCAAAGGGTACAAATTTACAAAATAGCGATTTACTCGAAGTTTCAGTAACGACCGCAGACGGCTACGAATCTAAGTCCATAACGGGCGCGGAAATTATAAACGCAGCCCAAAGTGGATTACAACCTACATTAGTAAGTGGGACAAACATTAAAACAATTAATTCAACGTCTTTACTTGGTTCGGGAAATATAAACGTACAAGGAAATCCACGTACGCTTGAAAGTGTTAACGGTTCAAATTTAACGGGAACGACAAACCAAATAAGCGCGTCCGTTTTGATTCCTTCGGGAACTTTGGTAGCGAATAATACAATTTATATTAAAGGATTTTTGAATAAAACCGCGGGTGTGACATCTTCGCAAGGAAGATTTTATATTAACACTTCAAATAGTTTAAGCGGTGCAACTTTATTAGGCGCTCCTTCGGCAATGAGTACAAGCGTTTATTTCCAAAGGTTCGAACGAAACATTTTTTTCGACGGAACAAACTTAAATGGATTTCTTGCGGGAACTTCGGCTTCAAACGATTACACTTCGAGCGGAATAACTTTGACTTCTTTGAACCCTGCGGTTAATCACTACTTAATTTTTGCAGTTCAAAATTCAACAACCACACCCGACAATTTAGGGTGGAAACGTTTAACAGTTCAAATATATGATTAATTTAACGACCATTAAAGACGGGTTCGTAATGAACGAACTTGAATATATTTTCGAAGGCGAAGCGGAAGTTTTAGACGAAACACAAGCACACGTTCCGACGGACAAAGGAATAATTTTGTGCGATACTTCGATGAGCGTGAACGAAAACACGTACACAAATATAAATGACTTCTTAAACGCTTTGTATGCTTAACCATTTACGCGGACTTTCCTTGCTTTATTACCTACTATCTTTTACGGGAGTAGTGTTTACGCTATTTGAAGCACCATATATTTTTTACAAACTATTCGCAGTTAGTTACGGCGCTTATTTAGTGTTCGAACTTTTGAACTTTTACCATAATGAAAACTAAACTACTTTTATTTTTAATTTCGCTACTTTCAATTCTTGCGCCAGTTAAAGGAATGGTTACTATAACAATTCTTTTTATTTGGGTTGACCTTTGCGCAGGGATATGGCGAAGTAAAAAGTTAAAGTTGCCTTTACGTTCCCGTGGATTAGCTCGGACTATTTCAAAGACCTTACTTTATGCGGGTGCGATTGTTTGCGTTTTCTTCCTTGAGAAATACGTTCTAGAAGATTTAATAGGATTATTTGTAAAAGTTGATTTAGTATTAACCAAGGCTTTTACTTTTTACTGCGTTTTCACGGAGTTAAAAAGCATAAATGAAAGTTACTTCGACGTAACGAAAAAAGACGTTCTAAAATCGTTTAAGGAGTTTATAACGGCTAAAAAACAAGAATGGGATGAGTTCAAATAAATTAGATATTCAAAAGATAGTTCAAAAGCGTTTATCGAAAGGACAATTCTTCGAAGAAGTAAGCGACAAGACTCAAATTTATTTACACCACACCGCAGGGAATGGAAACGCGGAAGGTGTCGCACGTTTTTGGAATAGTAACGAATCGCAAATAGCCACTGCCTTCGTAATAGGAGAAAATGGAACGATTGTACAATGTTTTTCTAGTAAGCATTGGGGTTGGCACTTGGGTATTGATTCCGAAGATTTTGCGCGTATGGGTTCTAAATATAAGAACCTGAATAAACTAAGCGTAGGTATTGAGGTATGCAACTGGGGAATGCTCAAAGAAAAAGACGGAAAATTTTATAATTACGTGGGTGGGGTTGTTAATCCGTCTTACGTTACCACGTTGGAAGAACCTTACAAGGGTTACAAGCATTGGTATAAATACACGGACGCTCAAATAGAATCTACACGTCAACTTGTAGAATACCTTTGCGAAACTTATAACATACCTAAAGAATATCGTAAAGAAATTTGGAGTTTAGATAAAGCAGCCTTTGACGGAGAAAAAGGAATCTTTACGCACAACTCAGTAAGAAAAGATAAAGCGGATATTTACCCGTGTCCGAGAATGATTAAAATGCTTGAAAGTTTATGATTAGATTATTTGCATTTATATGCGTTTTAACGCTACTTTCGTGTTCAAGTGAACGCAAAGCACAATACCACTACCGAAAAGCGCTTAAACACGGATTAAATGTGATTAACGATAGCGACACGATACGAATAACTACTTTAGATTCGTTTCCAGTAATTAAAAATGATACTATCGTTTGGGAAAAGTTTATAACTACCAAGGACTCCGTGGTGTTTTTTAAGAACGTTTATGTTCCTAAAACCAAGTGGCAAACACGAATAGAATACAAAGAACGAGTTAAGACTTTACGAATAGAAGGTAAAACAAAATGGAAGACCGCAAAAGCCGTTCAAGTTGTTAAATATCGTACTTCGTGGTGGTTGGTTTTGGTTGCTTTTGTACTCGGATTCGTCCTTAAATTAATCTTGAATTCTACTTTTATTTCGCGAGTTCGATTATTCTTCCGATATTTCGGGCAAATTTAACGTTATGAATTTAATTAAACACGGACGTAACGTCCACGAACTGCAACTTGACGGTAAGCAAGTTCACGTAGCTATGTTATCGGATTTACACTGGGATAACCCAAAATGCGATAGGCAATTACTCAAAAAGAATTTAGACTTTTGTAAGGAGAATAATATACCCGTAATTATAAACGGGGACTTCTTTTGCTTAATGCAGGGACGCGGAGATAATCGCCGCAACAAATCGGACATTAGACAAGAACACAACAACGCGCGTTATTTAGATTCGATAGTCGAAACGGCTTCGGAATGGTTTAAGCCATACGCGGATATTATTAAGGTTATCGGATACGGTAACCACGAAACGGGAGTAATCAAATACCAAGAAACGGACTTACTCCAAAGATTCGTAGACCTATTAAACTACAAATGTGGTTCAAGCGTTCAAACTGGCGGTTATGGTGGTTGGGTAATTATTCGACAATTATTCCACGGGAACGCTCAAATAACAACCAAGGTTAAGTATTACCACGGTTCAGGCGGTGGGGGTGTAGTTACCAAAGGTGCGTTAAACCTTACGCGAGCGCTTGAGATGTACGAAGACTTTGACGTGTTCACTATGGGACACATTCACGAAAATAGTTCGCGTAACGATGTTAGGGAAACAATTAAGCACAACGCGAAAATGGGTTACTCAATTAAACAAAAGCAACTCCATTTAATGTTAACAGGAACGTACAAAGAAGAATACGGCGAAGGCGCATACGGTTGGCACGTTGAACGTGGAGCGCCACCGAAACCACTAGGCGGACGAATTCTTAAAATCGAATGCAAAGAAGTTGATAAGTTAATAGTTAAGAATATCGATAGTTTCAAGTTTCCGTTGTAAGTTTGCGTATAGCGTTTTTAATTAGGGGGTAGAAATACCCCTTTTTTCGTTTATAGGCTTATTTTATTAGGCTTTCCGTAAGTTTGTACGCTTAATTTGTTAAAAAATGTTAAAAAATGTTAAAAAATTTGGTAGGTAATTAATTAATGTTTATATTTGTGTATAATTAGTTCTTTCATTTATTAAAAACAAAACGCTATGGTTACTTACAAAGTTGAAGTAGTGAGTATTGAAGGTGGACGCGATGTCATTCAATACCACGAAACAAAAACGAAAAACGCAGCTATTAAATTAGCAACAAAGTTAAGCAAGAAACACAACGTCAAAGGGGTAAACTCGGAAGGTTGGCAATCACAACAAAGCGTGTGGGTTGACATACAAGAAGATTACAACACGATTGAGCATTACCAATTTATAGACGGGGTTAAGGCTTACTACTCGAACTTATTACAAGGGGGATAACACCCCCTTTTTTATCTACCTAAATGTTAAAAAGTAAAAAAAAATTGTTAAAATGTTTGGTAGATTGAAACCTTTGCTTTATATTTGTATATAATTAAAAACGAACAAAAACAAAACGCTATGGAAAAACAAGAAATTTTAGACACGGTTTTAGCTTACGAACAGGAGTTAAAAGAAAACTACCAAGAATTCCGAGACGCATTCGGACACACGGACGAAGCAACGAAAAACGCGTGGAAGGAATGGAACACAATGCAAGAATTATTAACACGCTTAAACTTAAACAATGAAACGATTTAGAGAATTTTACAACGAGTTAGACAACGAAGCAAAATTATTGCTTATCGCGATACGCGATTTCTTATTAGTATTCGGAACG